CGACGGTCAGGTTGGCAACGACGTCCATGAGGTATCCCGCAGCGATAAACGGCGCGGACAGGCACAGCGTCACGGCTGTAAGCCGTTTGGCAAGGTGGGCCCGATATATACCCATGACAAGGACATACATCGCCCAGAACGCCCACAGGAACGCCAGCGTGTAAGCTGCAACCGTCAGGGCTTTCATTGTGGCCACACCAACGCGGGCAACGCTGCGATCACTTCCCCCAGCGTAGGCATGGGTCGCGTCCCTGCTTCAACTTCGGCCAGCAGTTCGTATGCAGCGGCCCAAGTGTTGTCACGCGCTTCCACTGCATACTGGCCTTCCGCCTTGAACTTGGGCACTTGGCTCGTGGCATAGGTGGCTGCCGACATAATGCCGTCGTAGTTCCTAGCCCGTGCAAAGGTGTCGAGGTGCGCTTGCACGCCGGCCGTGTATTGAGCGATGATCTGCTCAGGGGCCGGAGGTGGCGGGTCTTGCAGGATTGGATAGCCGTTCTCGTCGGCCACGATGCGTTTGCCCATGCTCTGGCCTTCAAGCATGGCTTGGTGCTCCTCGGTCGTGATCTCGACAGCATCGGCAGGGATGTTGTCGCCGTGAATAGCGGTGTCATAGAAGCCACCAGTTGATTTTGCGTAGAACATTGTCGTGTCTCCTTAATTGCCGATGCCGATGACCATGATCGTGCTACCAGGCTGGCCTGACGTGGTGTAGATCGTCGCTTGAGTCGTGTCCCCAGATGCCGAGATTGCGCCGCCGTTTGGATTTGCCGCGCCGCCAATCGTGCCACTGATATTCCACAAAGCGGTTGGGAAGGCGATTGGCCACGAATTTGAGATAGGGCTGGCGGTCGTTGTCTTGGAGAATTGCATCCACTGAATGATCAGACCGCTTGGAAGCTTCTGGTAGCCGTTGCCGGAGAGTGATTTTGTAAACAGACCTTGATACTGCTCGCCACCTTCTGCCATTGCCCAAATGCTTCCAGCGCAGACCAACTTTACAGTTGTGCCGTTTAGAATTTCCCTTGTGTTTCCATTCGTGGAATAAGACGCAATGACTTCTGGTCCGCTGCCCTTTAGGATGTATGTGCCAGCCGCAGTTGTTGAACTCGAAAAGGCAATGACAGAACCTTGTGGAACACTAGACGCTGGGGGGAGAGTGACTGTAACGCCAGAAGAAACAAGAACCACCTTGCCGACAGCGGAGACATCCAAAGTTGTGTCAACTGCAATTGCAATTCCATACCAACCCGCATAGCTGCCAAGTGCCCTCTGCACGAATTCTGTCGTCGCCAGCGAGGTGTCGTTGTCAAACTGCGGAGGCGTAGCAATGCTCGCAAGAAATTCTTCGCTGCAATACTGAGCAAGAATGCTCGCAGCAAGACTCTTGTCGCTAGTGCCCTGGCGAGTCAGCAGTAAATCTGTATCTGCCATGCTACTGGCTGCAACCAAGTCCGAAAGAGTGACTTTCGTGGCTCCCAGCTTGGAAGTGATGGTCGCTTCGTTACCAGCGAGAGACAGAATTGCAGCTTGCTGATCCAGAAGCTGGCGGACTAATGCTTCTTCGGTTGCGGTGAGTGCCATATTTACATTTCTCCAAATTGACGCGACATGGCAAGAATAACCACATCGGCTGACCCGCCTGCTACGGGTTGATTTCCGCTGACGGTTGCTGCGCCAAGGGTAAGGGTCGCACTGTTGATCACTTTCAGCGTATGCACGACGTCTGCTGCCCCTTTGTACCCGATAGCGACAAGGTACTTATTCGGATCGTCGCGGTCAAAGGCTTCTAGGCGGATAACGCTGTTCGGTACGGTGAAGAGCCCAACGCCCGCTGAGTCGCTTACACGATCGCGGTTGATGAGACGGAACACTTTCTGGAAGAGCCAGTTGAGCCACTGGGCGGGAAGCGGTTGCCCACGCGAGCCCGCAGTCTCCGGGATAAACCCATTCATCATCACGGCATCAGGGGGCTGGCCCACGTTCTGCTGGCCGTCGGGATAGCCGACATATACCTCAGCAAACTCAATCATTGAAAGACCCCTGTGAGATTGTCATGACCTAAAGTGTTCAAACTGTTTGGATTATACACAGCGAGCGTTGGCCCGCCAACGTCTAGGTATCCAATTCCGACATCAAGCTCTGCAGGAACGCATCCGCCCAATGTCGCAGCACCGAGCGCAAGACCACCTTGACTCACTTGGATATCGCTACCTTCCGCGGTGAGGTAGTCTGCACCACCATTGACAAACAACTCTCCGGGAAGTGGTTCGCGGGCAAAGCGAAACGGTTTATCTGCAAAGGATACAGCGACGGGGACGTCGCTGAGTGCCGCTGGTGCTAAGTCCTGCATGGCGGGTTGAATCTTGGAATCAACAAAGAACCCGTTCGTGAAGAGCAAAGCGGTGGCGGGGTACGCCTCAAGATACTGACAGTCGGTTGGATCAGTCAAGAACTTGAGCCCACGAATCAGATCCGTGGGCGTCCCCTTAGAGATATTGACGAACACACGGAACTTGATAGCCACACGATACGCATCATCATCTCGACCCTGACGCGCCTCACCCACGATAGCCCCACATCCATCAAGCTGGGCACCGATCGCAGTATTGATCCAGCGTTCAGCAATCACCGCGTCAGCGTCGGTTTCCAATGTGGTCAGCGGGCCCACAATCGCTGCCATCAACGCCTTTAGCTTGGGCGAGTTCTGAAACTGCCCTGTCAGACGGGATACAGCGATGGAAGCGTAGTCAAGCATCTTAAACTCCCACCACGACGATTCGAGTTTCGTCAAACACTGCAAGCTCTGCACGCGCCACAGCGACGTTCGTTGTGCTGTAAGTAGGCGTATCGCTAATCAGTGTGGTGAGCGCAGCTTCAACCGTGATAGAGCCGATGCCGCTGGTTGCACTGTAGATCGGTCCATAGAACCGTTGCGTGATAATGTCCTCACCGATGCCAACCGCGTCACCGTATGCAAGCACAGCATCTTTGATGGCCTGAACGATTTCACTTGTTAGCACCTCTTCGGTGTTGAGCGAATTCACGCTTACCCGAATCCATGCGAATTTGTCTGACGGACGGGAGAACTTGCAAATCTGCACGTCACCGTTCTCATCCAGGACTTGGATGCTTGTGTTGCCGTAGGTTTCAATTCCCGCGGGCTTCACTTCAAAGAGCTTGTCAGCGACCGCTTGATTTGCGCCGCCGGAGATCACTGCTTCGAACGAATGCGAGGGAAGGTTGAAGGCGTTAATGACATTCGTTCGGTTCTCATAGATCGCTGCATACGTGACCGAATCAACTTCGGCAAGCAAGCGGGAACGGATAGCCTGTGCGGTTGCTGCACCAGTAACGCGAACGCTGTTAGAGTGGCGCTCACGGAGCTCTTCATCTGTTTCAACGAAGTGACCAGTGGCACCGGCGACAAGGTTATTGACCGCACCCCATCCCAGAATAGAGCTGTCCATGCGGGTGAGCGCATCAGCGGGAAGTGCATACGCACCGAGGTCAAGCCCCGTGAATACAACCGGAGTTCCAAGTGAAGTGATTGTCAGTTTGCTATCCACCGTCAAAGTGAAGTCGCTGTACTGATCCGCAGCACGCAGGCGCAGCACACCAGTCGAAGCGGTAGCAAGGAAGACCAGCGGGTCAAACAGTGCAGCAAGCCCGGCAGCGATTTCGTCTGCTGTTGCAGAACCGTCGGCGGTATAGACCACACTGGTTCCACCTGCGATCACCTGATAGTTGGCGCCGTTGGTAACGACGTTCGGTTCAATGAGTACGTCGCCAGAACTAGCGCGGCTGATAACCGTGTCGGCGGTGACAACGTACTGCCGATTATCCAACGAGCGTGCAAGGGCACCAGCGGGAAGCAGCGTGCCTTCAGTACCGTAGCACATAGCGACAACCGTTGTCGGCGTAGCAGCGAGGCGCTCCAGCCCCACAAACGACACCGCACCGTCCAGCGAAGTACCTTCCGCGGTTGCGGGATACATGCTGTCATAAGTATTGTGAAGAGCTTCATAAGCGTCGTCAAGTGCTGCGGAGAAGATACCAATGATCTGTCCGACCACAGCATCAGCGTCGGTATTGACCGGGCCCAGGGCGTCGGTGAAACGCTGGTCGTAATCCGTCTTGATCTCGTTAAGACGGGGGCGCTCGAAACCTTGTTCGGTCAGGCTCATGCAGTTACCTCAACAATTCCATAAGGCG